GGCTATACGCGGTTCGACTATGTTGAACTCCGTGGTCCAGGAGCATATGGTGGACGTTATCACAAGCCCTCAACGGGCCAGATATACGATTACGCCTATGTTTCACCCCGCTATGGGGTTGAAGGCATGTCGGTCAACAAGGCGATGGCAGAGTTCTACTCTGGCCGGTTGCTTGGTGATGTCGACAGCATCGTTCTACGTTTGGCGAGCGCTGCGAATGCAGCACCATCGTTCGACGTCTCCACCTTCCTTGCGGAGGTGCATAAAACGAAGGACATGGTACTAACGGCTCGCTCTCGGGCGCAGAAGCTCATTGAGCAAGGCATGGAACTCGGGGTTCGTGCAGCGCGGGGAATTAAACACTCCTCGCAAAAGCATCGATCCCGTGAGAAACGCCTAGCATCTTTAAAGGATGCTCTGCGGGCTGGCATGCGCACTGCCCAACTGGCAGGGGACGCACGGATGGAATGGAGATATGGTTGGCGACTCCTGGGATACGATATCCAGGACATCCATGACCTGATCCTATATCCAATAAAACACTTCTATAGCGGACAAGCCGCCGAAGTGCGGGGTGAGGTGCGGGAATCCGTATCGCACGCCGATGGGTATTATGTCTCGAGGGACATAGCGTCGGTTATTGAAGCCGAAGCCTCTCTCAGATGTAGAACTATCCTCCAGATTAAAGGTGAGACACTCAACGCTCTCGGCAGCCTGCCGGTAACATTGTGGGAATTGATCCCGTATTCCTTTGTTGCTGACTGGTTTGTCAACGTTGGTGAAGTTTTCAAAGCCTGGGAGGTCATGCTCCGTGCTGACCGATGTATCCAGAGTTTTGGGATCTCATACACAGAGTCTGGGACAGCCACAGTTGTACCTGAATCGGTGCAACTCGGCGTTGGCGCTTACGCCACCGCGCCGTACTACAACAGCGGTACTTCAAACGCTTCTGTAGTATACCGTCGACGGCACTCTGTTGGGCCGTTGAACATTAACCACTTAATTCCGCGAATCCGTGTGGAACTAACGAGCGATCGCTTGCTTGACGCAGCGACGATCTTAGCGAAACGCATAATCTAATCCTAGAATGGAGAAGAAATATGGCAGCAATGTCAACCGTCCTCGACTTCCAAAGTCAACAGGGCGAAGTTCGGACCTATGCGCTCCCTGCGCATACGATCGGGAATCCTCGACTGGTCATCCAGAAGAGGAAGCGTCCCGTCACCCCCGTGGCCTCCGCGGAGAACCACGTCCAGGTGACGTACGGCGCAAAGGACGCAACGACCGCCGAGATCCTTGGCGGTAAGATCGTGTTTTCCACGTTCCACCGGCAGCCGGCCAACGCCGATACTGCAGATGTTCTCCTTGCCCTTGCCGACTTCCGAGATATCGTGAATTCGGACGAGTTCACCGCGATGGTGGCCTCGCAGGGCAACCTGGCAGACTAGGGTGGTACGGCTTGCCGTAATCATCCTTCTCTTCGTGGTGGGGCTTATGGCCTGTCCACTTGAGCGTGTGAGTGGGTTCCTGGTAGGGAACGCTCACCAGCTGCTGGAGATACACACATCCCTCGTCGAACGAGACTAAGACGGGTATCTAGGAGTTGTCGCAATGACAGACTCACAGAGAAAGAAACAAGACGCGCGCGGGGCTGCCCCTAAGAAGGTGGCCGTCTCCACATGGGAGATAGCACGTGCCTACGTGGTTGACGCGAGTCCGGTACTGGGTGAGAAGGTTGGAAACCAACTCCTCGGTATGTTCCGTTCACGGGACCTCAAGTCCGTAACGGAGTGTGTTACGCGGTTCCCCGAGTATCTTGTGGGGAGCGAAGCCTGGCAAATACTACGCCAGGTGGCTGCTATGTTCTCAAAGAACATGGCGTTCGACGATCCGGATAGATGTTACGAAGCGGCTGTTGAAAATTTCACAGTTGCCGAGAAGATCTGCCGAATAACCAACAAGCGACTTGACTGGTATGGCGTTCACGAAGAACGCTTAAGCCCTAAGATGCGCGGTTGGATCCACCGGATGCAGCGTGATATAGATCACCTTCTGGGGGACGTCGGAGAGTTTGAATCGTCATTGGACGAAAGACTCACCGTAACATCGGGTGCGACGCAGGACAGGTCGCGGCGACGGAGTTTACCGTTCCTGAAAGTTTCAGGTAAGATACGGGCTCCTAGTGCGGCTTATCGGTATATCGTTCCACTCCTGAAGTTCTTTGGGGTGGATACCGCTGAGTGCAAGTTCATCGACGTATCCGAGAACCGGATATCGTGGGTGCCGAAGAACTGGAAGACGTGGCGAGGCATTGCAGCCGAGCCGACGCATGTTCTGCCGCTCCAATTGGCAGCTGGGGGTTTTATCCTCAAAAAGTTGCTGAGATGGGGTGTCGATCTGCGTGACCAGACCAGGAATCAGGAACAGGCCCGAATAGGGTCTATTACTGGGCTTAGAGCAACGATAGACCTCCGGATGGCATCAGATTTGCTGGCCATCAACGCGGTTGTCCTCTTGCTTAGTAGGGGTTGGTACTCGCTCTTGTGGCGTTTACGCTCCGTTTCTGGTAGAGTTGAGGGTAGGGAAGACTTGGTTACCTATGCCAAGTTTAGTTCCATGGGGAACGGGTTTACTTTCCCGCTCGAAACGCTAATCTTCACTGCGGCTTGCAGAGCCGTCGGTAGCAAGATCAACGTCGTTTATGGTGACGATATAGTCATCGAGACAGAGTTGGTTGCCGACCTCCAAAAGCTGTTACGCTTCCTTGGCTTCCGGGTCAACCAGGAGAAATCCTTTTCTGATCCTGAATGTAAGTTCCGCGAATCCTGTGGAACTGACTGGTACGATGGAAAACTTGTGACTCCCTACTACATCCGTGAAGGGGCTACGCACGATCCTGTGCCGACGCAAGTATGCCACTTAGTCAACAACCTGTTGGCTATTTCTGTACCGGGCGGGAACTTGTGGCGTCTCTGCCGCATGTATGTGAGTTCTCACCGTCTGCCTTTGGTTCCGTTCAATGCGGACTCCATGTCAGGGATCTTCATCGATCCGGCAGACGCTCGCCGCCTTGGCAAGCTGTACAAAAGCACGACCGACAATCAGGAAGAACCTGACTATCAAACCCCGGTCTTCCGGGGCTTCGGTCCTCGACCAGTAACTAGGTCGAATAGTGGTAGGCGTCCCTACTTCCTCTGGCATTTATTTTCCAGTGCGGAGCCGGTGACGTTTACGATCCCACAGGATTGGCAACCTTGTTTTGCCGTGAGGCAAGTTGGCGAGTTAAGAC